CAAATCCACCACAGTTTCTTCCTAGACCGGCCTCGTCTTCGAGTGTCCGGCAGGGGATTTTGGCCGCCCTGGCGTCACTACATACTCTGGGCCAACTCGGTCGGTCGAAGTCTAATACACTTTGGCGATCAGAGACGCCCAAAGTCTTATAGTGGACAAGCGTCAGACGAGGGTCGGGCCTGGCAGGATTTAACTCCACACCAGGAACAACGACCCCCCTCCCAGCCCGAGGCTGAACAAGGCCCCGGGACTGGACAAGAAAATTACTACCAGCTCTCCCACCGAGTAACCACCCAGGTGATTGCTCACCGGGCGGGTCAGATGCCAGAATTGGTGGTCTGTATCCGAACCCGAGACGACGAACCAAATCATACATTTTCCAGAGCATTCCAAACCGAAGGAGTGTTTCATCCTTCTCGGTGGCTTGCCATGTAGTAGTGCAGACAGGTCCATCGAACAGGCAACCCAGCTTAACCCACGGGTCAAGTGCCACAGTATAGTACCAGTGACAATACTTGGTCCACTGAGAGACCCAACTGCGAAGGGTTGTGTATTCCTGAAAGGTATCAACCTTTGGGGTTACAAACAACTCTTCCGGGGCCCGCCTTAATTCTTTCGGACGTAAGTGATTTGTTAGTCTCTTCCAAACCACTTGCCTAAGATAAGGGTTCAGCGGTAGGCCTCCTCCAAGCCAGAGCTCCAATGTCTCACGACCTAGAAGGGCCGCTACGTGCATTGAATGAAGCAGAGCCAGTCTAACATTAAACTGGTCCGGAAGATCAAACTTTGCCAGCGCTTATAACCACACCCTCCAATCCGCGCCAAGGTGCTAAGTCTTTTGCATTTATAGGGAAGACCCAGTGCCAAAAGCCCGAATGGATTGTAGAAGTTTAATAAAGCGCGGACAGAGACAGGACTTATGTCCTTCGTCAAGCCGCGTACCCGCAACCGTTTTGCAAACTCCGCTGCACCAGTGTCAGATATCAGTGACTTTTGGTATGATATACCAACATTGATACGAGACAAAGTTTGCTCATACATGGCTGCGACCTTACGGTCAGCAATGACCACGTCGTCGCCCAGAATCCCATACCGGGTAAACTTAACACCGGGGTATACCTTTTCGGCACACCACCACACCATAGCGTGGTGGGATAGTGCGAAGAGGGGCCACGAGGAATAGTACCCCAATGGTTGGCCGCACACAAAGGAAACAGTCGAGTTTGGCCGCCTTACAAAAGGCACCTCAAAGAGGTTCAAGGCCAAAGCCGACCGCACCGATGATGCAAAAGACCGATCAAAGAGGCATTGCAAAACCTCGAACATCGTCTGCAACGGCCATCTGTCCGTCGCAGATTTCAAGTCAAAGGAAAAGCAATTGACTTCGCCCACCAGGCGCTCCAAAGGTTGCTCTTGGTTAAAAGTGCCATCGGTTGGTATCCGGCGTAATACTGCCATCAACCAATCGTGCACGGGCTTCAACAACCGTTGGTTAACATAGTTACCAATGGCGAATATCCTACGTTTTCCCCCACCCTCAATCGACTGACCCAAACGACCACAAATCGGGGGTTCTTGTAACTCGTGGTAGGTCGGTAGCTGCGGACCTGCAACCCGCTCAAACTGGTCTAAGCACCAGTTTGTTAAAGCAGTACTTGCAGGGTCCAAAGCGTACCTCGTACACGCGGGCCACAAACAACCTTGCGACCAATGACCCTCTGATACATGGACACGCTCCATTAAAAATGAGAACGCGTTCATCTCAAATAAGAGTGCAGGAAAGCACGAGACGACCCTAGGGCCGATCTTCAGCTTTTCTGCCAAGACCTCCTTCATCAATTGGTTCACTCTCCGATGTGTGGGTA